CATCCATGGACATAACCAAATCTCACCACCCATCTTACGCCACATTTGACAGAACATATAATCTTCTGAAAGATATCTGTCTGTACCACCACCAGTGATTGACTCTTTCGAATCGATTACTGTATCGAAGTAAGCATGAATGTATCTTGAACCATCAAAGTTTGATTGCCCAACATGGTCAGGTTTGTATCTGATGTTTGGATATTCGACAGCCATCTTATCGAACACATGGCGCTTAACTAACATGTAGCCAGTACCAATCTCCATCACCTCAAGTGGTTCTGTTACTTGAAACTGTGAAGTTCCTTTCACGACATTGAAAACATATTCACCAACAAGTTTCTCTAGTTCACGAGGATTCATGTTAGGATGTTTACGAGCCGCCTCTGCAACATTACCCCAATTGATAGATTTCTTTGGGTATGGTCCACCAATAACATCTTTATCTAATGCTAACAGTGCAACCACATCTTCTGGATTGTAGTGTACATCAGAATCGATAAAAAGTAAATGGGTGTAGCCTGAGCGAAGAAATTCATCTACCAAATAATTTCTTGCACGAGTGATTAGTGATTCATTGAATAGAAAAGAAAACTTAGTTTCGATTCCATATTTACCTAATGTAGTTTGTAAGTCTAAACAGGATTTAATATACATCCCATGAGCCATACCTCCGTACATTGGTGTTGCAATAAACACTTTGTGATTTTTCAAATCTTCAACTTTAACTTGTATTTCCATAATGTTCCTATGATAAAAAGAGGTGTCACTTTTATGTATGTGACACCTCTTTCATTTTTAGGCTTTTTTAGGCAAAAGCACTTGAGCCCATAACTGCATAAGCAGTTGCAATCATAGCACGAGTTGGTTTACCCAAACGGTATGTGGTACCGCTTTTAGTTTTGTTGGTATAGATGCTGTAACCTTCTGCACGGAGTTCTTGAACACGAGCAGGCAATCTAGCAACACCGAAACGGCGCTGAGCCTCGGCTTCAGTCAAGGATTTACCTGTGCTGAAAAACTGTACCAATTTTTCGTTTTGTGATTTAGTCATAATTAACCTCATTAATGTAAGTCGCACTTTTCAAAATATAACCTGAGAGGCGACATATCTCTCAAGATGTTAGTATTATAATAGAAAAAGACCCTTTGGTCAAGGGTCTTTTCGGTTAAGGTGTATTGTTTACCTTAGAAAGGAACTTCATCGCCTTTGTATGAAGGTGCAGGTACCGTCACTTCAGGAACAGTGTTAGACATATTCACACTTGCATCCACTTTGGTATACAAGTCAAGGAAGGATGCTTTCGTATCTTCATCGAAACGATTCAGGCAATACTGAATTGCTTTGATACGGTCACCAAAGATACCATATGCTTTCGCAATATGCACAAGGCGGCGAGTAGAAATCACTTCATCACAACCACCATCTTCAAAGGTTTTGCGAATTGCATCAGCCCATGTAACAAGGTTGTCAGCAAATTCATCATCGGCACGACCTTCACTCGACAATTCTTTCTTAACGATTTTCTTTTCAACAGTGTTAGGAGCCCAACCTTGTTCGAAGGTAATTGGGAATCGTTCAAGGAAGGCTTCGTTCAGAACATTGGTGAACATGAAACGACCATCATCTGAACCTTTACCTTTTGTATTTGCAGTAGCAATGATAGTGAAACCTGCGGCAGGCGCAATCACTTCGTTTTTCTTCTTCAAAAGAAACGGCTTACCTTCAAGGACACGCTGAAGGCATGAAAGGTTCTGAGCACCATAGTCAATTTCATCGATACACAAAACGGCACCTTGGCGAGCCGCAACAGTCACAGGACCATCACGCCATACCATCTCACCATTCATAAGAACATAGTTACCGAGCAAATCACTTTCATCGGTTTCAGGCGTCATTGAAATACAAACGAATTTGCGTTTCAGTTTAGCACACACTTGTTCAACGGACATGGTCTTGCCGTTACCAGATTGACCAGTGATAAACACAGGATAGAATTTATTCGAACCGATAATACGATTCAAATCTTCAAAGTTACCAAAAGGAACATAATTTGAATACAGAGTAGGAACCAGATTCATCTGTTCCATGTCAGTCACAAGGTTTGTAATTTTTTGCATTGTAGTAGGTGCAGAAGATTGTACTGGCATCTGCAAAACTTGTGCAGTCAGATTCACTTGGGTAGTAGACACTGGAGCCACAATCGAATTGGGAACTTTATACAAACCACGACCAAGGCGGTTCTCTTCTTCTTTTGTGAACCACTGAGGAACTTTCATTCCGTTGGCATCACATATGCTTTGAATTTCTTTAATTGTGATACTGGTCTGACCAGTAGCGGCAATCAAACTGAAAAACTTATCACGGTTATCACTTCGAGACATAATAAAAACCTTTCAATATCAACTAATCAAACTACAGTATACCTCAAAATCTACCTTTTGTCAAGTCTTTTTTTGTTGTATTTTTACAACAGTTTCAGACTGCAATTTGTTCGATAAATCTTGAGACAAGGACACGGCTCACTTGTTTCTTTTTAGAGAATTTAATAAAAGCGGTAGCAAGTTTATTGGATGTAATCTTGCCTTCAACTTCAATAGAATCTTCTTCAACAGATAACTCAGAGCCGCCAGGAATCAAATAGAAACGATTGTAGCCTTTGGTATATGATTCAAGAAATTTCTGCTTACGCATCACTTTGCCTAATTCACCAGCCTCAAACATTTTTTGATTGTATATGTGTTGTGGAACATTATTACTCTCCATCAACTTCTCACCTTTTTCATTTTCATAGTACTTGTAAACAGCATTTTTAATTGCACTATTTTTTGAAGTAGTTATGTAGAAACCAACAACTTTTGAATTGGTTGTTTGTTGCAACATTTCCATGAGACTAATTGTCACTCCACGATATTCGTTGATTGGAACTTTAGTCTGAAATTTACTTTTTTGTTCACGCAAAATGAGATTATCATTAGAGTAGAATCTATCATAATAAGTTTCATTGTGAACAGCATTACAAGAATCTGAATCACCGTCATGCATGATGATGATGTTTGAAATTTCAATATTGTTCACTTTCTTGAAATTTTCAACAACAGGTTTCAGTGCAACCAAAGCAGAATTCAATGGTGTGTTCGATAATGATTCACTTTCTGGAAGACGGAAACTGTTACGATAACCATTTGATTTTGTATATGAATGCATCAACATTACCATAGCAATCATTGCTTTATTAAAGTCGGAAGCACTCATGCGAGAATTAATCATCTCACGCAAGAAAACAGTACTCAGAGCCAAGTCACCATTATTGCTGGTGAATTGTTTGTTAGTGTTTCTATCGTAAATGTCAACATTTGGAAAATCTAATTTACGAACACTAGTTTCATCACCGAAACCATATGCAACAAAAGGAATATTCACTTTGCGGCAGAAGGAAACTAGAATCAACAATTGTTCAATAGTGCCAGCCATGTTTTCATACATGGAACCAGACTTGTCAACCAACATCACTAGACCATGAGACTTGCCTTTTGGCACTCTCATAACCTTACGGAAGATTTGGTCATCAATTTTGTAATTGTAGATTTTGCTGATATCGATATCACCAGTGTTCGACAATTTAGATTTAGAGAATGATTTTGCGGCTTTACGCATTTCAAATTCTTTAGCCAACAGACCAATGTATCTGTCATTCTTGGCACGGAATTCATTCAACAATTTTTGACCACTCAAGTTAGGATAACTTTCTGAATAGTGATTCAGAATTTGTTCGTTAACACGATTGGCAGGTGTTACAATGTTTTGCAAATTTGCGGTTGGAACATTTGCATAGACATATCTTTTAGATTTTTCATCTAACAGTGAATTTTCATTACGGCGAAACTCTTCATCAGTTTTGCAAACTGGTTGCTTATAAGATTCAGCAGATTCTTTATAACGATTAATGGCGGCGCCAACATCAGATTCTTCAGATTCAAAATCATTTTCTTCATCGGAAGATTCATCAAATTCATAATCACCATTGCCAGAAGTATCGGCATCAGATTTATCAGTGCCATCATTATCTTCAGAGTCGGAATCACTTTCAGTAGAACCACCAAAATCTTCTTCAGGTTCATCATAATCAAAATCATCATCGCTGGATTCGGAATCAGATTCTTCACCTTCACCTTCTTCAGCCATTTGTTTTTTCAACTTTTTGGCGGCTTCTTCATTAGCCTTGTCCTGTTCATCTTTTGAGAAACCGAAGATTTTTTCAGTAACAAAGACAACATCTTCCCATGTTTCGCATGATTCTACTTCCTTGACCAACAAGGATTCTTCATCATTGAATTTGACGGGAAGAGTATAACTAGATTTTGTATATAGATTCAAACGGTCAATAAAAAACAGACCATCAATTTCATGTTCTTTAACACCAAAGAAACCTTTATTGAAAAGTCCATTGTATGCATTGACAAACGATTTACGAAGTCCAGGATAACGGCGTTTGATTTTCTTTTCAATACGGGCATCTTCAATCACATTCAAAAAGTGTTTGAAGTTTTTGCCTTTAGATGAAGTGGCGCCATGCCAACCTTCTTCAGGTGTCTCTAATGCATGACCAACTTCATGTCCTAGTAAAAGGTCATAAGTGTCGCCATCCATATCTTTCCAGATAGGGCAAGTAAGTGTGCGAGATTTCAAATCGAAAGATGCAGTCTGAACAGGCGCATGGACAACTTGCAAGTCCTCTGACGCCATCAGTTTTGCCAACTGGGATTTGGATTCAACAGAAAAATTTGTCATAATGTATGTATCTCAATCAATCAAACTACAGTATAGCACAATCGGCAGTGCTTGTCAAGTAAGCAGAAAGTTCTTCTCTCAACTCAGGTTTTTGAGACAAAAGTTGACAAAGAAAAGTTTGAATACCTTGGTTTTCAATTAACTGAATCACATCCATAGTCACAAACGATAATTGCATTTCGTTAGAAATCAGCAATTCATCAAGAGAAGTAATGGGCATACAGAGTCCTTTTCAACTAATCAGACTACAGTATACAACAGAACCGAAGTCCTGTCAAGTGTTTTTTTGTTGTATTTTTACAACATCATGGCTTGTAGAATATGAAAATTGGTTCGTATTTCAACCACATATCACCTTTAATTTTACAGAAGTTTTTTGCTTTTGGCAATCCAGTTTCTGTATCGATTCGATTACCACCTGGCATTTGTGCAAGAGACATTTTCAACTTACCTTGATACTGCATACCAAGACTTGTTAGAATGTCCATTGAGTCTTGTTCAAGTGGTAACATGTCACCATCGAAAACTGCATCTGCAATATTCCATAACAGATACCTGTCATTCTTCAAGTACTCTACACAAGTCTCAAGTGTCTTACGAAGAAAACCATCTCGCCACAAATCGTATTGAGAGAACTTTTTGTATGACTGTTCTTCATCTTCAGAGTAAGCCTCTTTCGCAAAGTATGGCGGTGAGGTAAAGATTAAATCTAACTTACCTTTGTACTTCTGAAACTTAGGGTCTTTGCTAATCTCTTCAGAGCCATGTTGAAATATTTCATATGTGTGTGTTTTTGGGAACAGTGTTCCTATTGCTCTTGTAGTTTTTGTATTAAAGAAATCGGCGAACTCGTGATACTTTGTACGACCGGTTGTGGTATCATGGTCTCTATTAGGGTCTGTTCCGATATAATGTATATTACGCTCATCATCAATAGAAAGAGCACCGAGCAAGCGGCCACCCCAACCAGAAGATGGATCGTAAATATTGATTTGGTCTTGGTCTTTAAATTTTTCAGTGTATCGTTCATAGAGATATTTCGCAGTCAATGGTGGAAAGTTTACAGCATATTGACAGAAAGAAACACGGAAGGCTTTCAATCCAATCGGATAAAGTTTTTGTCCTTTTTCAAAGAGTCGAATTCTAAACATGCTTGCGTTTTTGTATTCGATGTTTGTAATACAATTTTTCGGTATTGGAAGAGTGTCAATCTCTTCACGAGTGAGTGTGATGTATTTGTTGTTCTTCAACTCTTCATTGTAACC